TCTTGCCAGGATAGGCTAGACTCGAGGCTAGCACACAGTGACCCCCCAACCGGCATCTACTCCGGTCTGTGATGGGGTTGCTTTGCAATCTCGTACCAGTCGATCTTGCATCGCAATTCGAGTGAGTAGGGTTCTGCGCGCATATCTACAGCATCCTCCGGGTAGAGGAGCCGAGTTCTGGCAGACTTCTCAGCCAGGCTCAGATAGCTGAACAAACGGATTTCACCGGGGAGATCCTCGGCATAATCCGCATAGAACAGCTTATCCTTTCTCGCCCAGTGCAGGACAAGCACCGGCGCTTCCCAGTACTGATAGTCTGGGTTCCATCTCCTTTCGACAATGTGGAAATTTGTCGGGTTTAGGGTTTTAACGCCCTTCGACCCATCCACGTCGAATAGGATCGGAAGTCCGGAATCCAAAAGATTCCGAACAAGGAGATAACGACTAGTCGGAAACCCTTCTAGATCGTTCGCCAAGCTAATAAGCTGCGCAACAGAGGATGACTCATCTTCAGAAAGGTCGTGATAATTCAACAAACCCTTCGGCAATAAGCCATTAAACTTCCGACTGATCCGTCGGGGTGTGATATCTGTACCATTAAGGTACTCACCCCCACAGGATTCACGAAAGAAGTCCGACGAATTCTCGCCACGCGACATATAGGTTTTACGGAGGTTGGGTCTAAATCCCAATTGCCGCAACCTAGCGCAAACCTTTTCGGCTATGCGCACGTCGCAAACGATGTCGTCACCGTAAATCGCATATCTGCGACTTACCCCTGGTGTGTGTCGTACAATTGATTCGACCACTGCCGCAAATACGCATACCTCTACGATGAAGCAAAGTGCTCCACCCATAGGCGAGTATTTAGCGACTCTGTATATGCTATAATCGGAGGAATACTCCGTGTCCTTCAACTTGCAATATAAACTACGCAAGCTCCGGAGGGGCACATACAGACAAGTAGAGGCAAACCAACTCTCCACGAGAGGAAGAGCGACGCTATCACTCGCGGAAGTCAGGTCGATCGTAGCGAAGCTACCATCAATCGAGCCTTCCCAAGCGAGGCGCTTGTTGTAATCTTCTGAGTCTACCCAATAATGGTAAGATAAATCGTTACCACGACGGCGTAGAAACCGATAGATCGCCGACATGGCGCCGCGTTGCGCGAACATCCTGCCGACCTCTTCTTCTGATATTCCTCGATACGTCTTCCAATTCTTGGCGACAAAAGTGCCTTTATGGCAATCGTCAGTCCAAGAGTCCCTAGTAAGATAGGGCCGCTGCATTAGCAGCGGTGAAAAGGCGTCAAATCCGATATACCGATGGAATTCTTCAATCCTGGGATTTGTGGTATTCGCATACCACTTCTCATAGATGGAAAGATTCCCTTCGGCAACGGCTCCATGGCCGTGGCTCGGAAAATACTCGGAGAATATTTCATCCTTCGAGCTGAGAGGAAACCATTCTTCCAGAATCTGCTTCTCATCTCCGTCATAAGAACGGGGCTCGGAGCAAATCCTTTCAGACTCGTACCACCCATCCAATGCCTTCCTTTTTAATTCATCAGCCTTAACAAAATTAAGGCGATTAAGGAACGCAAGAACTTGATAAGCAGACTTGAACCCTGTAACATCTCCCGATGTGAACCAGGGCTGTACGTGTTTTCGCATCAGACCCAGTAAAATTGTAACTGGCTCAGATCGATGACCATCTTGAACCGTAAGCGCTTTATACGCTTCCCAGTCCCTCAGCCGATAATCTGAGGCGGTCTCCAAGAGACCGGCCGTGAGCGTTTCAAGATCTTCAAGTAAGTCTGTAATCGGGTGTAGAAATACTGTTTTACACAGCACTTTCCAACGCCCTTCATACGTCTTCCAATCCGACCCGACACAACACACGTCATATACCATACCTAGCCATATACGGAGAGCATCGCCCGCGACCCTAAGGTTACGAGCTATGGCTTCCGTTGTATCACCGGGTACGGAGACGTGACGACCCCACTTTAAACTAGCGAGGAATTTACAGTTCTCAAAGGACTGTTTCTGGTGAGACATTTGACCTCACACTCCCGGATTAAGGGATCCGCGTAGCATAGCTGCTATGTGGTCTTCGTTATCCGCAAAGAAGGCAGCGATTAAGCGCTCTATGAGCTGCTTTATATCGTTGACACTCACTGCGTCATTACGAGGTACTGTAATAGACAGCGAAGCTGATACTGGAGCGAGATACTCCGGTAAAGTCGGATAGTCAGGATCTGAAAACTTCCAGACCTGTCTGACGTTGGTATACAACTTGATACCACGTCTGGATGGGATCCAAAAGTTGCGGTCAACGGCTCTTTCATCGTTCTGATTTGTCGGAAGCGATGAGTAGATGTCAGTGATACCGTTTCTCTGGTACGTAACGTACTCGAGTGCGGATGTTGGCGAAGTGTGATTTGTCATCACGAAATCACCATTTCGAGACAGGACATCGTTCTTATCGAAATCCTGTGTCATAAGCTGCTCACAAGCGAGATTGTATTTAGTCTCGGTTGATCGGTCAGCACGGTTGTAATTGACTGTGTAAGCCATATTACTCCTTTCCGCCCTATAAAGGGGCTGGCGCATCACAGATGCGCGAGGATTAATGCGGCAGCTTCCACGAAGTGGTTAAAACTGCCTTTCGGGTTATCGACACGCATAGGAGGAAGTGCAAATGCTTGAGTACACTCTCTAGAGTAGAAAGAGTAACTAACACTTGCTTCAACGCGATTGCCACCGATGGTCAGGTAGCTCTCGCGATTTGCCCAAGTGTACTTTCTCGAATAGAAAGCACGTCTTAGGTTGAACGTTTGAGCGTAATCCCTGAGTTCCATTCGGCCCAATGTGTCGCCGATCGGTAGAAACCAATCAACAATAAACGTATAGGGCGCAAGATCCCAGAGATTCTCAAAGCTCGGGGTAGCATCGTACTCGTACAGTGCGTGTTTGCACTGGTCGACGCGATCGAAGAAGAACCGCTGGTGATTCGTCCAGCAATCGACTTCGGCCTTAAGATGCCGTTTTACGGCTACAGGAACACCGGGAGCCCCTGGTAAGTCGACGGAATAGGTCCGTGACGCACCAAGCGTCTGTACCATCTGCTCGAGCTGGATTCGATTAAACGAATCTGCCAACTCTCTTGTGTCCTTTACCGTGAGCTTTAGACCGTAGTGCAATGCAAGATAGGCTTCGGCTAACATCTTGAATTTCCCGGACTTGGAAAATACTTTGCCCATGGTATTCACCATACCAGTTGCAAAGGCACCAAGTTCAGCGAAATCTTTCAGATAGGCAATTGAATTGATGTTCGTTAACCGAACAGAATTCGCTGCTTCTTCTGTGAGATCACCGTCCGTCATCTCCTGCTCAGCACGAGTGCTGATGTCTCGGACGAGACGCTCCTGTGTGGGTGTTAATTCCCACAAATAGGATAATGCATGGGGACTAAAGTCTCGATGAAATTGAGGCAGAACTTGATACCAGTATGATGACCAGCCTTCCCCGAGACCTCGAGTAAAATCGACGTCATGGGTTACGGTCTGACCCCGCCTGGTCTCGATGGCAACTCCGGTTATCCGAAGGTTCCATCTTGTCCAGTCGTCCTGGTTGCCAGTATCAATAAAGATCTGGCTGCGTAGCTCCGCTCCTACCCAACCGTCCCACCAGTCGTGGTAGCCTCCCTGCATCCCAAAGGGACGAGGGAAGTTAGACACTTCTGCAAAGACTCTTGAATAGGTTCGAGAACCGTTTTCGAGTTCTACTATAACCTCACTCTGTTCACAACGGTTGATACCCGCTTCTCGTGTTACAGTCCTGTTCGAAGAGCAGGATGCGTACACGGTGGCGGAACCATCGACCCTGTAGTGCTCGCAGTCGTTTTCGTTTCCGAAAGCGTGCCTCGAGCGGATAGAGTCCACAGATATCTCCGCGTTTTGACTGTCATTCAATATAGTGACTATGATCGACCGCTGGAATTCGAATGAAATATTCGTTCCAGGAACGGAAATCACTAGCCCACTATCAAATGAATAGCCAGCTACAAAGCTCGGTTTAAAGATAGATAACCTAATCACGGTCTCACCTCCTCGTAGTTGTGTCGGCCGACGTGCCCTCCGG